TTCCCTCCCTCCTTCCTGGAAACTGACAGCCATCCTCCACGCCGGATCCAGCTCACGCTGGACGGCCAACGAGAATGACTTACCAGAATCCCGGACCTCTATGGCTGGTGTTACATCAGCCGGCCGAGGGGAGAGGGGGAACCCTCCGTACTTGAGAGGGAACCCTCCTATCAGACCCAGCACCTCCTCCGCGTATTTAGGTAACCACGCCGTGCGCCTAATCATGTAATCCCTCAAGGGCAACTCTAGACACGGGTTCTGACTCAATAGCGAGTCGATCCCTAAAATCTGTCTAAGCCCAAAGGACCTACATGACACAAGCCGATCCTCTACGAAATCACGAGGTAGATTCCGGGACGTGAAGCCCTTCACCGGTATCGCCGGAAAGCGAACACCAGTTCGGAGCTTCGAATCAACAACGTCCCACTCGTACAATCGTTCGAGGAACACTGCACGTCGAACGGACCCCTCGGTACATTCATAATGCTTCCCGTAAGAGGGAGATCCCCCGCAGTCTCTGACGCATTGGGCATACGAAGCCGCACCCACGACCGTGGTCGCGAGTAGAGCATCGTCGCCACAAATGCTGAAGCGAATGCGAGGTTTCCTCCTCCCAGCAGCCTCCAAAGCGGCATGTTTCGCCACGTCCAACCAATAAAGGTGGATCAGCGACAAAACGCACCAGGAGGTGGGAAGCCCCATCAAAATACCGCGGGTGCTGAGAATGGGTTCCTCTTCCCCAGGATAAATGAGTCTCTGGGGTCCAGTAAGGACCCTGAGGACATCAATCTCCAAAGGTGAGAGTCGCCCGCTCTCGGCTAGACCGTCGACAACAGCAGAAGCCAGATCGAGGGGAATGAGATCCGTAGCTCTAGTGAGGTCCGTTGAGACAACAGTCTCGGCGGTAGCCCCATCGAAGAGTTTAAGGATATCATGATCCTCGGCTCCGACTAATGGCTGATAGGCACCTTGTGTGGCCCTAAGTCCGCGAAGTAAGTGCTTCCGAACCGAGTGGCCAAGAACTTGACACCAAGCTGGCCCCACATTGACCATACGAGTCTTAAGACCCCTCTCCGTAATGCAAGCGACCTTGTGTACCGGGATTTCGCCTTCTTTCAAACGCTTCAGAGCGTAGGAAAACAGCGAGATATCCTGGGCCACTTCAACCGCGACCGCATCGGACAAGTAGTGGACTGGAGGTTCCTGCTCAGCAGAACGTTCAATCAGGTAGGAAAGTGTCCCACCCTTCTTGGCAGTTCGTTCGAAACATGAACTCCCTGAAGGCCAAGCCGGAGGTTCGAT